CCAGCTAATATTGCAGAAAACTGGATTGATCAATTAACTATTAAACAGTTTAACGAAGAACTAAAAGATGTATTTCCGTTTGTATATAAAGTAGTAAGCGAGTATACAAAAGCTAAAGAACTAGGTCCAGATGATCTAGCAGAGGCACCTCCAACTACCTCACCTCGCCCACAAGCAAGACCAGATCAAGGCACAGATAACGACAGACGTGTTAGAGGTACTGGCTCATTAGATAGAATACAAGGTCCTGCAAATACTGTTAAAGTACGTCAAGGCATGACACTGTTTAGTATTGCACAAATGTTCAACGATCAAAACAATATGGGCGGAGATGTTCAGCAGTTTGTAAAAGACATTATGGAATACAACGGTATTACAAGTCCGCAAAGTTTACAAGTTGGCCAAACAATTGAGATTCCTTATTCAATGGGTACAGGTCCGGATGGAGCAAGCAGAGGTTTGCCACCAGGTGGATTTACCAACTATGAATCACAGATTGAATCAGCATTTGATGAAATGATGGGACAATTTGCAGAAGGCGACGATAGTGCTGAAGCGGCTGTAGAAGAACAAAAGACCCCATTAGGTGAGTTCATTCTTAGCTACTTTGACTACACGACTGGACAATTCCCTAAGGGAGAAACCGCAATTCTTACTATGGTAGAAAAAGACTATGGTGAGCATTTTATTGAACCAGCCAAGCAATTTCTTGAAAAAATTAATCATCGTGTATCAGAAGTAATGGGTTATAGAGAAGAAGAATCAACATCAGATGCTAAATTAGTTTGTAAAGATTGCGGCGATGAATTAAACAAGCCAACAACTAGTTGCCCACATGATTCACATGATCCATCAGGCGATCATTGGGTAAAAGTAGATGTTGACGGTGATGGCGATGACGATATTGAGATTCGCTCAACACAAGAACATGATGATATTATGAGATTAGCAGGGCTATAAACGTCCTGTTATAAGTTTTATTTCTTTTTCTTTAAAAAAGACTTGACATTGTTTGTAGAGGTGTTATAATTATAACTGTGCTACAAACAAATAGGCACTAAGTAGCAATGTAGCTACAAAGCACATAGGCATTTTATAGGAGGCACTAACTATGGCATCATTAGCAGAAATCCGAGCAAAGCTCAAAGAACAAGAGAACCGTTCATCAGGTAACTCAGGACCAAGCGGTCCGAACCCAATTTACCCATTTTGGAATATCAAAGAAGGCGAAAGTGCAACTTTCCGTTTCCTTCCTGATGGTGATGATTCAAACACTTTCTTCTGGAAAGAACGTTTGATGATCAAACTTCCGTTTGCGGGTATTAAGGGAGAAACAGACTCACGCCCAGTACAAGTACAAGTTCCGTGTATGGAAATGTACGGTGACAACTGTCCAATCCTAGCAGAAGTGCGTGGTTGGTTTAAAGACCCTTCACTAGAAGATATGGGTCGTAAGTACTGGAAAAAGCGTAGTTACGTTTTTCAAGGGTTTGTTACAGACAATCCACTAACAGATGATCAAGCCCCAGAGAATCCAATTCGTCGATTCATTATTGGCCCACAGATCTTCCAGATCATTAAGGCAGCATTGATGGATCCAGACATGGAAGAATTGCCAACAGATTATACTGCTGGTGTAGACTTCCGTCTTAATAAGACATCAAAAGGTGGCTATGCAGACTATGGCACAAGTAATTGGGCACGTCGTGATCGTCCGCTAAATGATGCAGAAATGCAAGCAATTAACACTCACGGCTTGTTTAATCTAAGTGACTTCCTGCCTAAGAAGCCAGGCGAGATTGAAGTAAAAATCCTTACTGAAATGTTTGAAGCATCAGTAGACGGCGAAGCATATGATGCAGATCGTTGGGGTCAATACTTCCGTCCAGCAGGTATGGCAGCACGTACAGGTGATCCAAACATGGCAGCTAGTCCCAATGCTACGGCAACTAGCCAAAGTGCTCCAGCACCAGTAGCAGCACCAGCACCAGTTGCTGAAGAAGCACCATTTACTCCAGACCCAGTACCTGCAACGCCTGCTCCTACAGCAGAAGCAGCGCCTGCTACTGGCGGCGCAAGCGACATTCTTGCAATGATCCGCGCACGTCAAGGACAGTAAACACTGCACACAGTAGGGGGCTAATGTCCCCTACTTTACTTCAGCTAATTAGGAGAAGACATGGCTAAATCATTTGATGTTAGTAAGTTCCGCAAGGACTTAACTAAAAGTATTTCAGGAATGAGTACTGGATTTAATGATCCAACAGATTGGATCAGCACAGGCAACTATGCACTAAATTATCTTATCTCAGGAGACTTTAACAAAGGTGTTCCTCTAGGTAAGGTAACTGTTTTTGCAGGCGAATCAGGCGCAGGTAAAAGTTATATCTGTTCAGGTAACATTGTAAAAGCAGCACAAGAACAAGGTATCTTTGTAGTTCTAATTGACTCTGAGAACGCACTCGACGAAGCATGGCTACATGCACTTGGTGTAGATACTTCAGAAGAAAAACTACTAAAACTTAACATGGCATTGATTGATGATGTAGCAAAAACTATTTCAACTTTCATGATAGACTATAAGGCAATGAACGAAGAAGACCGTCCTAAGGTATTGTTTGTTGTTGACTCACTAGGTATGTTGCTAACACCTACTGATCAAGATCAGTTTCAAAAGGGTGATATGAAAGGTGACATGGGTCGTAAGCCTAAACAGCTAACCGCACTAGTCCGTAACACTGTTAATCAAATTGGAGCATACAATGTTGGGTTAGTTTGTACTAATCACACATACGCATCGCAAGATATGTTTGATCCAGACGACAAGATCAGCGGCGGCTCAGGCTTCATCTATGCATCAAGTATTGTTGTTGCAATGAAGAAGATGAAGTTAAAAGAAGATGAAGACGGCAATAAAATTACTCAAGTAATGGGTATCCGTGCTGGTTGTAAAGTAATGAAGACACGCTATGCAAAACCGTTTGAAGGTGTGCAGGTTAAGATTCCTTATGAAACTGGTATGAATCCTTATAGCGGACTTCTTGAACTCTTTGAAGGTAAAGGCGTAATTGAAAAAAGTGGCAACCGATTGAAGTACGTTACTAGCGACGGTGAAGAGATTCTTGAGTATCGTAAAAACTGGTCTGGTCCTGCACTTGATAAAGTTATGTCAGATTATCTTATTAAGGAAGCCTCTGTGGTAAATACCTCTGATGACGTTGTTGAATCTAACGTCGATGAAGAATTTACAGAGGAATAAAATATATGGATGAAAGTCAAATTGCTGATGTTTGGACTACTTTAAAAGAGTATTTTGATAAAAAGCACATTGAAATGGCAGCTGAAAGATATATAGATTTAATGGCTGATTACGGAGTAAGCGATGAAACATTCAAAGATTGTTTTGGTCATTGCTCACATTTAGATGCAGCTATAAAATATTATTTAGATATTGACACTGGCGATGGATATGAAGACGAAGAGGATTGGGACGAATAATGGGTTGGTATTCTGAGGTATCGCGTGACATTAGTAAAATACCTAATGCTGTATTACATTTTGAAAATGAATTAGTACAAGCAAAAACTGAGTGTAAACTCAAGGGTAATGTAGAACGTGCTGCCGCAGAAATGCCAGGCATTGTTGAACATCGTTTCAATCAGCTTCAAGAAATTGAAGCAATCCTAAACTACTTAAACATCGAGCTACGTAGATTGCGTAGCTCGTATTTTAAGAAATATCTTGAGAACTATCAACGAGCTCTGTCAAGCCGTGACGTTGAAAAATACGTTGACGGTGAGGCAGACGTTGTTGACTATGAAAAGATTATCAACGAGTTTGCTCTTATGCGTAACAAATGGTTAGGTGTACTTAAAGCACTTGATCAAAAGCAATGGCAAATCACAAACGTAGTTAAACTCAGAGTAGCCGGAATGGAAGATGCTACTTTATGATAGATTGGTTTGATAACAAAACAGTAGCAGTAGTAGGAAATGCTCTTTCTTTGTTTGATAAAGATTATGGAAAAATAATCGATGACCATGATGCTGTATGTAGAATTAACAAAGGCGTAACAGCAATACCGTCAGATTCTCACGGAACTCGATTAGATTATACTGTAGTTTCTAGATGGAATATCATCGATAGTCTATATTCAAAAGGAAAAACAAAAGGGTCTAATTTTGTAATATGTAGTCGTAAAGGTTTTAACGATTTAAAAAAAGAAATACCAGAAGAAGTATATTACTATCCTTTAGAATTACATGCTGAATTAAAATGGAAAAAATTAGGTTTAACAAAGAAACAAGAACCTTCTACTGGACTTGTTTTTTTAGAATTGCTATCTCAATGTAATCCAAAATCAGTATCAATATTTGGGTTTGACTGGAAAGAAACTCCAACCTTTTATGATTTAGAGCGAGATAAAGAACCACATCTGTACGATTTAGAAAAAGAATATTGTTTAGAAACATTTATAAATCAATATAACTTTGAGTATTACCCATGAATATTCTTATACTTAACAATACCGAATCATATCATTACGGTTGTAAAAGTGTAATGTCTGTATTAAAATCTCAATTTCCAACTGCTAACATTGCATTGAAGAATAAAGATAAATCTAATATCTTTAATAATATAGATATGCTCGTAGTAAACGGCGAAGGTACTATGCACGACGATGCAAAGAAGGCAAAGTCTTTATTGTTATCTATCAAGGCAGCACACGAGCAAGGAATTAAAACTATGCTAGTGAATACTGTATGGCAGAGAAATAGCAAAGACCTTACTAACATGCTACAGTACGCAGATTATATAAGTGTTCGAGAAATCAAGTCAAAGAAAGAAATCTTAAAAGATATTAACTTAGACGTTGATGTTAACTTAGATTTAAGTTATTATTATGATGTGCCATATAACAAAACACCCAATTGTAATATTGTTAGTGGCAACTATTATGTAGACAAGTCTTCAAAAAATGGTAGTGCTATTATTAAAGATATTGGCGAAGATGACTACATTGATATTTTTAATGAATCGTGGGAAGACGTTGTTAACAAGTTAAGACACTCTAAATTACTAGTAACTGGACGTCATCACGAAATGTATGCTGCATGTAAAGCCGAATGCCCCTTTATTGTATTAGAAGGAAATACACATAAAAATTCAGGGTTATTTGAAACCTTTGAAGTAGATATTCCTACATTGCCTATAGATGCATCACTAAGTGATATTAGAGAATTAATTCTAAAAATAGATCAATACGATTTTCAAAAACTATTTTCAAAAATGAAAAAGTACAAACAGCCTAACTTTTACCATAAACAATAAATCTCATTATCTGCGTACATAAATATCTACATGATAGTAGTATTAGTTACTGGCGGATTTGATCCTCTCCATTCGGGGCATATTGCCTATTTCAAAGCAGCAAAAAAACTCGGCGATAAGTTAGTTGTCGGCGTTAATTCAGATGCTTGGCTTACACGCAAAAAAGGTCGTCCGTTCATGCCGGGCGGCGAACGTATTAGTATTATACAAAACTTGTCTATGGTTGAACATTGTGTGTTATTTGACGATGATGATAACACTTCAAAAGAAGCAATTAAAAATGTTAGATTTATGTACCCGGATGCACATATTATATTTGCAAACGGAGGCGACAGAACATCTAACAATATTCCAGAAACGGATACCGATGTAAAAAACATTTCTTTTATGTTCGGTGTAGGCGGAGAAGATAAAAAGAATAGTAGCAGTTGGATTCTAAAAGAATGGAGTCAGCCT